CTAGCCTTCCGATTCTTTTATTCGCCTCCTTCTTCTCCTTTTCCGTAGAGTCTGTTCCTAGATTTGCGGAAATTACCGACATCTTATGCAGTCTTCTGTCGATGAGTTTTTTAATTTTCTCGTCTGTGTAGTAAAGTGCGATTCCTTCTATCATAAGTCCATGAGTAAATTTATAGGGGTTTTACCCTCGTCCAGGATAACCGCGCAAGAAATAGCGGGCTTCTTACCTCGTTTAGCGTATGCCATAGCGTATGACTCGTGATCTATTCCGCAACCCACCTGAACCCCAAAGATTTTGAACTTCTGGCCAACTATCCATTCTGTGTATGCTTGGGTGTGCAAGTGTCCTTGAACTGTGGACATCATATCCGCTTTAGCTTTTGTTCTAGCCGTTCCCGCTTCTCCGTGAATGTATTGCACATCGTCAATAACTCTTCTATCTGTAAACTCCCAATCCGGAACTTCGAGAACTTCCTTATAGCTTTTAATCCATCGAGTAGGAACGGCAGAGGTTTGAGCTTTACGCATCACCATTCTGTCATGGTTTCCAATTATCACGGTTGCCTTCGGAAAGGCATCTCTCCACTTGGATAGCTTTTTAATGGCTTGGTCTAGCTCTTCCGCGCCGCCCATGCCATCTGCGTCTGTTTCGTGATAAGATGAATAGTGGTTGTCAATCACATCGCCTATAAAAACAATCTCGTTGCAGTTGAATCTCTCCTTTTGCTCTATGCAGAACTCTAAATATCCATCCAAACAGAAAGGCTCGTGTAGGTCGCCTATTACTAGAACTCTATTCCCTTTATCCTTCAGGCTCTCAATATGCTTTGTAAGCCCCCAATTAAGTCTCGGTCTACTCATCTACTTCTTTAAGTTCCTAACTGCATCCAGAGCCTCCTTCGCTGCTGTTGCGTCTGCTTTGTCCTTGCTCCCCTTAGAGCTTCCAAAAAAGAATTGAATGACTTGAATGAGTCCGGTGGCCACTAAAGCCCCAATAGCCATATCTACAATACTTCGGTTGTGTTCGGGTATCTCTACAAACATCAACATCCCTACAAGTATGAACGTTGCTGCTGAGAGTCCAATAGCGAAGATGTAAACGAACCTTTTGGAAAACTTGTCCTCCTGACTCAGCGCGGCTACTTGCATCGCTCTTGCGTCTTGCGTGTCTTTTAGGTAGCTTTCCTGAATGTCGGCCTCTAGCTGCTTGGACTCTTGCTGAATCTTATGCTCTAGCTCTTTGAGTTTTAGCTTGAACTCCGCTTTCTCTTCCTTCGTTTGAATGAAGTTGTCCGCGATGTCTGCGGCTTGCTTGATGAAGCCACCACCCGCGCCGCCTAAGAACTCTCCTATCTTGCCTATAAATTTACTCATATACTGAATATTGAACGCGGCCCGAAACTCTTTTGGCCTTTAGTATTTGCTTTCTGTTCGCACCCTCTTTGTAGGAAACATGAACCCAGTCAGGTTCTTTGTCGTTTCCAAACTCCCATATGAGCTGATCGAACTCTAAATTGTCTTTAATGAAGTTGAAGATTTTGCGATTTGAAACGCCCGTTTTGTCGCCGTCGATGTCAAAGGCTTGCCCCTTGCAATGCTGAGAGGATGAAGCACCGCCGATGGCCTCGTTCAATTCCCCGCTTCTATATCCGGAAGACAAAGCAAGAGGGCCCAACTTATCCCTACAAGGCTGAAAAATGAAATGTGCGAGGCGTTTAAGGTTTAAAAGGTGTTCACCCACAGGAACGTTATCTATGCCCCTACGCGTTGCCGTTTGGCTTTTAATAGCCTCCGATAAACTTAGGTTTTTGCTAAGTTGCATACTGCTATATGTATAAAGGTGAAAAGTTTACAATTCTGGATTCTTCCGGTAGAAGGCTTGAATACTTCTGTCGTACTCGTCGAACTTAGATAGCATTCTATTCATGCCGACCTCTAGGCTGTCCATTTTAGTCTGCACGATGGCAAGCAATTCCATCGCCCGCTTACGGTCCGGTTCGTTTTGGTCGAGGTATGTCTCAACGCTTTTAATCCTATCGTCGAACCTGGTTAGCTTTGAATCGTAGTTGTTTAGTATTTCCAACTTTAGCCCGTCAATCTTCGCCGCTAGGTGGGTGTCCATTCCGGAAAGACTGCTTTGCATCACCGCCAAAGCCTCGTTTCTAATAGCGTCCTTTTCATCGTTGATGTCTAAGCGGGTTGTAAGTTTATCAATCTCCTTTCCGTGCTGCTGGATGGACCAACGAGCGTAGGCAATAGATAAAACTAAAGCACTAGCCCCGCCGCCTATTGTGCTGATCATTTCTTCCATCTTCTATCTTCTTCTTTTTAATGTATCTGTCTAGTAACTTTTCCCGAGTGAACCGATCCTTTCTTTTTACCCTAGCCATATAGTCGATGAATGGTTTGAATGTCGAGGGGTTATGTCTTCCTCCGTGTTTGTAGAGTACTCAGGGAACAACTCATTGTGGTTGCATAGGTAGTCGATAAGCCTTTGTTTGTAGAACTCCGCTTTTTGTCGGGCTTTCTGTGCTAGGCTGTTGACCTCTGAGCTATCTAAAGCCGTTGCGCCTTCAGGGCTTTTTCGTGTAATCCCGCCGTTGCCGATTCTAACACCCCAAAAGGGGAGCGCGTCGGCTACCGTCTGCCAAGCTAAATAAGGCGCGACCCATGTATTAACGAGCGTGGCATAATTACCCGCCAGAGAGCTTGCAGCGATGTCTGAAGAGCATTTATTGTATAGGTCTGTTCCTAGTTCTGGTTGAACATACACGTCTTGAACGCTTCTAACGCTGTTTTGTATCTTCTCAGGGTCTATGTCTGTGGATATGTGGGTAGTCGTTTTAAGATACTCCGTGCTTATCCAAATGGCTACGCTCATTATCTGTTGGGTTTAGGGTTTACTTTGGCCTCATCGCCTGCGCGTCTTACGCTTGGGGTGTCGCCAACTCTTTTGTCGTTCTGATCGTTCAAAGGCTTTGAAGGGTCTTTTGAAGGAGGTAAAAACTTTCCGTCCTTTCGTTTACGGAAGTAAATTAATCGCTTCCAATAATGCCGACAACCATACGAGCCTTTGAACTTGAATATTGAATAAGTACCGAACTCGCCGTTCTCATTACTGAAACTCATTTGGTCTATGTCTTCCTTTCTGAACCTTCGAGCTGTTCTTTTTTGATAGTTTATAATTCTTCTGCAAAAGTCTCTTGAAGTACTTATGATGTCGCGCCCATCGCCAGAGGTGTACTCGTACAAAATCTTATATAACCCCTTGTCATGGGTGCTTTTATCTGTGGGCTTGGCTGAGATAGAAAGCTCAAATTTAGACTCGTCTAAATCTTCCACAGGCTCGAAGCCTAAAAGCTCCCACCCGTCAGTCTCTAGTTCTTCAATGCTTTCACCTAAAGACTCCAAATGCTCTAAGACTTTTTCAACTATCTCACTCGGTATCTGCTCCGCTTTCTTCATCGAACCACGCTTTAGGTTTGCTTGTTTTTATTTCTATCGACTGACCCGCGAAGGCTAGGACCTTATTAATGTTCTCAGACAAAAAAGCCTGCTTTGGCATTATAACCGTTTCCTCATAAAGTAGGAAGCTCTGTTTAATCTCGTCAGCGTTTGAGCCGAAGCCATCACCGCCCCGAATACCAAACAGAAGTGGCGAAGTAACGCGATGGCCTGCTAAAATCTTCCTTGTAACTTCCTCGCTTAAAAAGGTGTACTTCTTATCCGCGTCAGAGTCTGGCAATACGTCAACTTCTAGTGAGTCGTCTCCGCTTTCTGAGAACGTCAACATCAGGGTCGAGCCACCAGAGCCGCCAAATTTCTTTTTAATCTTATTCTCTAGCTGCCTTTGCGCTTCGGGGTCTGGAATACCGTTCCTGAACTTGAACACCATTGAAGGCGTGAGGCCGTTTTTAGCGTTGTTCAAATGGAAGTTGGCTATTTCCTTGTCTAATTCTATGTAAGAGATAGAGCCCTGATAGTCAACAGGGCTGAAATAATAGAACCCCGACTTATAAGGGCGCATGAATTGTATTTGTGATCGTTCCGCGTTCTCACCCTTTGCCTTTTGTGGGTCGAATGAGCAGTATTCTACGGGCTTGTTCTTCCTCGTGTCGCTCCAATCGGCAGAAACCCAGTACGAATGTATCTTTCCACGCTCGTCCATCTTAGAGGGGCGCACGTTTTGAACGGGTAGGTGTTTAATCTTCACCACTTTCTCCCCCTTACTATCCCATATAACATTTACGGCCACATTCCCAAGAGCGTACATATCCCACGCCATGCGCCGCAAGTCTTCTTGCTCTAGCTCCTTAATCGGGTTAAAGCCCTCGCCAAATATTAGGTCTGTTGTACCCTTTACAATGGCTGAATGGATAGAGCTTGAATTGATTAAGTCGGTTAAGTATTCATAGTAGTTGTTTTCCTCACCATATTGAACCCAACGCCTAGAAGATACCTCTACCACTTCCGGAAGTTGGTAGGCTGCTAAGTTGATAGCACTTACATTACTGATTGATGACATAGGTTTCTTCGTTTGAATTTTCTATATATGTGATCTGAGCCGTTCCGCTTACCTTCGCTCTCCCCTTCTCCAATACACCCACGATACTTGCGTCCGTTGGGTCTGTGTTCACCGCGCTAGACTGCTCATAAACTGTATAGTCATAGTATGCGTTCAGCGTGGCAAAAGTGGTGGAAGGGATAACAACTAAATCGTAGGTCCTAGAGTTAGTACCCCCGTATGTTGTAACGCTTGTGGCTATCGCTGTTTGCACCGTTTCTGCTCCGTGCTTAAAAACGAATAGAACGTAGTTAGCTGGCAGGTTGGTCGCCTTCTCCGTTAGCGTTAGCACTACCGAGTTCGCCTGTCCGCTTGTCAGGTTTATCATAGAAGTATTTTTTTCTTATTTGTGGGTATAGTCCTAGTATTTCTGCCTCTGTTTGTTCGCCTAAAGGCTTAGACAATCCGTTCACTATTAACCCCTTGAATTTCTTGCGTACCGTCCACATACTCTTATATGTATTTTCTAAAAAAAGCAACAAAAAAGCCCCCAGAAGGAGGCTTAATTGCTTGAAGGATGAGTCGAGAATTATCCTGCTGTAACCGTTACAGTACTTGTAAGGTTGTCAAATGGGTAAGCAGTAGCACTTGTACCCGCAGTCGCTTTCAAGAAGTTCGCTGGAACTTTCTCTTTTGCTGTGAAGGTATAGCGATAACCGCTAAAATCTCCTTTTGCTTGTCCTGTTTCTAAGCCGCCTCCTGTTGCATCGCAACCTTGAAGTAAGCCCATTACAAGCAAATTGTCGTTGTTGTCCAATATGATGATATGTGGACGGCCATAGGCCATAATTTTCAGCTCCTTATGGTCTTCTTTGGACAACTTAGGGAAGGAAACCTCTAGGGTTTGCTCCCAAAACGTTGTACCATTTTCGGGTGTAGATTGAACAGCCTCAGTATAAGAGGCATTTCCGTCTTTTAGGTCGTACTCATAGACTGTTACAGCCCCTAAGTCGTCCACCATGTCGGTATCTGTTGCATCGTACCCTAAAGAGAAACCGCCGTAATTCGCAAAATAGAGTTTGCGAAGTCCAGCAACCTGATCCTTACACGCTACGGCTCTACCGAGTGTTAAGTTACAGGCCATAATTACGCGTTAATGTATACGATTTCTGAACCGATACCGTACTGTACACCCGCAGATGCTCGCATAACGTATCGTATATTTTGGTCTCCTAGAGTCTCTGCCGTGTCGATAACTTTAACCTCGTTCATATCGTCGAGTAAGTTAGTACCGAACCAAAGGTTTGTTTGTTCTGCGATGGCTAGTTTGTTAACAGACATACCAGGACATTCTACAATCTGGATACCAGCGTAGCTCAAAACAGGAATCTCACCGTTAAAGATGTTTACACCTCCATGAGAGTTGGCCATTAGGAACTGCTTGTAGTACCATAATGAACGAGTGTTCATGTAAATTCTCAAGTCAGAAGAACCTAGAATTGTTACAGGAATATTGTCAATCGCTGTGTTCAAGGCGTCATCAATGGTTGAAGCTGAGAAAGCAGCCGCAGTAGCGTCTACTACATCCGAGTCAGCAGCCCATAGAGTTTCGAATCCGCTGAACTGTCCAGCAGTTGCGTCGATACCCGTCCAGATGTTGTTCTCGATTGCTTCTCCTGTTCGGCTAGTAAGTCTGTCAATAAAATACTGGTTAAAGGTAGAAGGAGCGTTTTCGTTGTGTGCAGAAGCACCCATAGAAACTGCGTCCCAATCGTCCAAAAAGTCTTGTTTGCAAACGGTTTTGTTGATTTGAAAAGATTCTACACTTAGTACACGCTCGGTAATTGTAACGTCCCCTGCGCTAGTATAGTCGCAAGTAGCATCTGCAAGGGCTACGCTGTCCGCGCCTTTCTTTACTACTAGTTTTTTCTTTACGTTTGGTTTAACCGTCATCCCGTCTAGAGATTTCGGAGAGAGAAGTGCTGCGGCAACGTATTCGCCTGCGGCCTCCCCTGCATAGGTTGAAGTAACTGAATCAGCCATGATTAATTTTTATAATTTTCTTTAATGTATATTGAACGCTCAGTCTGAGACATTGCCGACCAATTAGAAGGCTTGCTTAGATTCGCGCTGGATTTTTCTTTTGAAAGTACGATGGCTTCAGCCTCTGCTTGCGCATCTTCTTTGGCTTCGTCTTCTTTCGTTTCTTCTGAAAGCTCTACAACCTCTGGCGTTAATGCTGCCAACTGTTCTTTGTGTGATTGTAGCTCAGTCATAATATTTTCAAGGAATCCCATGACACCAACGATCTGCTCTTTCAAGTCTTCGGTGTTTGACATTTCTTCTTCAGGGGCTTCTTCTTCAACTGCCTCATAGCTTGCAACTGTGCCAGCTTCTTCGACTGTTAAAGTAAAACCGTCTTCGGTGGTGTACGTTCCTGGTTCAAGCGGCATAGTTTCGCCATCTTCTACCAAAAACACATCGACTCCTTCAGCAAACTCATCTGCCTGAGTTCCGATAATAGAGCCGTCTTCTAGCTTGGCTTCTGCCATTAGCTTGATTTCCTCGCCAAAGACCAGTTTTTTCAGCTTAGAAAACGAGTCTTTGAGTTTTTCGATGTTGTTTGTTTCCATGTGCTTATATGTATCTATATGAAGGCGTTACAAAAAAAGCGTGTAAGTGCCTGATTTTTAGACTTGTCTAAACTATTTTTTAGACTCCTCTAATTTTTTAATGAGCGCATCCATTTCACTAGCTAAGTCAAACACCTTTGAAGCCTTAATCTTGTCCGCGAAATAGCCCTCGATAGAAAAGCCCTTAACCTCTCCGCTTTTAATCTTAGCCCATAGTTCGTCCGAATGAACCTTTAGAGATACCATCCACCATCCTTCTTTTGGCTCAAAGCCGTAAGCCCTAGATTTATCCATATCCGGAAAGTCTACTATCCAGGACTCGAAAAGAGAAAGGCCGCCCACCTTGTTCTCATGCTCGTATGTATAGTTGTGGTGGTTGTTCTTTTGTAGGTAAAGCTCCGATACCCTCCTAATGGTTTCCTTTGAAAAGTGTGCGTAGTATTCTTCACCCGTTTCCTGATCCATTCTGTAAATCTGTTTGTTCGGAATCAGGGCAGGGCCGACAAGTAGTTTTTTCTCATCGTCTGCTTTAGCGAATACATATTTGTTCTTTTCCTGAGATAGGAATACGAAGTTTTGTTCGATGGCTTGATATGCAACTAAGGAAATGGCATCGACTCCAGAAAGGTCGTCGTCTTCGTCTAGTATTAACTCTGTTATTTGTGTCATGCTTTTATATGTATTTGTTCAAAAACTTTATATTACAGACTCGCGTTTTATTGCCGCGTCTAGCTCTTGCTTACTACTAACGTCTTTCGATAGTACATAGGTCTTGGTGATGTTTCCTGTGTCTGCACCTACATTGTCGGTGTCTATGTCGATTCCCCTTGCCGCGTTGGTTTGTATTGTCTCTCTAGGAATTGAAAGACTAGGGCCGCCGCCACTACTCGCGCCACCACCACCCCCAGAATATTTCTGCCTCTTAATTGATGCCACCCTAGCTAAACCGAAAGCCGTCGCACCAGCCGCCGCGATTGGTGCTAGTATCGGACCTGCTGGCCCTAAACCTACGGTAGCTTTGAAAGCCCCCAGAGCGGATTGAAATGTAT